TCTGTATTAGCTTGGACGATTCGACATCCTAATTGGGTTAGTTTTTCAGCTAGCATTAGTAATAGTAACTGTCCATTTATACGTATTTGCATTACTGCAAATGGACTATAACAGAAATTATGTGGATTCTGTAAGTTACCTGATAATCCATTAAGAGCAAGCTTTAAGGTTTCGTTTTTAACCTTATTGCCATTGTGTTTAGCTTCGATGCGCTCATCTTTAATTTGTCTATATACTTCTAGAAATTCAGGTCCTAAATGTTTAGGATAGAACCCATATTCTATTAGCATACTTGGATATAGTGATGCAACATCTATATCAATGAGCATTTCATCTTCTTTTGGTATAACTATTTCAGGATCATTCACTGAATGAATTCCTCCAACTCCTACAGAATATCTTAATCCTTCAAATATGAATTTATTTTCATATCCTTTTCTTCCTGGAGATACTATTTGA